GGTACTGAAGCCGATATGCTAATCAAATTTATTAATTACTTTTCAGAAATACAACCAACAGTAATTACCGGGTGGAATACAGATGGATATGATATACCATATTTAGTAAATCGTATTAAAAAAGTGCTAGGCCCAAAGTCAGTAAAAAAATTATCTCCTGTTGGAATTGTGGAGTGGAATAAACATCGTGAAAAATATAAAATATTTGGAGTATCAAGTTTAGATTATTTACCACTCTATAAAGCACAACCAGGAAATGAAAGACCTAATTACCGATTAGACACAATAGCTAAATTTGAGCTAGGTAAAGGCAAAGTTGAATATGAAGGAGATTTAGATTTATTATTTGAAACAGATATTAATAAATTTATAGAATATAACATGACTGATGTTGATTTGGTTTTTGAATTAGATGAAAAGTTACAATTAATTAATTTAGCAAGAACTATATGCCACAAAGGACATGTTCCTTATGAAGATGTATATTATTCATCTAAATATTTAGATGGCGCAGCAATAGTAGATTTAAAAAGAAATGGATTAGTAGCTCCAAATAAACAATTTAGGTTTGTTGAAGAAGAACGACAAGATAAATTAGCAGGAGCATATGTAATGCCACCAACACCAGGATTATATAAATGGATATATGATTTAGATTTAACTTCACTATATCCTAGTATAATAATGAGTCTTAATATATCGCCTGAAACTAAAGTTGGCGTTATTTCCAATTGGAAACAAGAATGTTTATTAAAGAAAGACCCAGTTAGTGTAAAAATTAACGGACAACCAATTGATGACGTAAAACAATGGTTAATTAAAAATAAATTTACAGTAGCAAGTAACGGGGTTGTATATGATACTAGGAGTATAGGATTTCTACCTAGAATATTAAAAAAGTGGTTTGCTGAACGTGTTGAGTTTAAAACTGAAAGAGATAAGCACAAAGTAGGATCTGAAAAATATAAATTTTATGATGCAGAGCAATTAGCACAAAAAACACTACTTAATAAGTTTTATGGAGTATTAGGATTAAAAACATTTAGGTTTCATGACTTAGATAATGCAGGAGCAATTACAGCAACAGGACAAAGTGTAATTAAGTTTTCTGCGAAGGTCATTAATGCTTATTATAAAAAAGAAACAGGCAAAAACAATTTTAGAAATGCTACAGGTAAAAGAGTAGATTTTTCATTCTATACAGACACAGATTCAACATTTGTTTCTAGTTTACCACTTATAGAAAAACGATATCCTAATTTTGATGAAAATGATGAACAATTCATGATCGAAAAAACAAATGAAGTAGCAGCTGAAATTCAAAATCATGTAAATGAAATGTATAATCAATATTCATTATATTTTCATAACACAAAAGAACATAGGTTCCAGATTAAACAAGAATATGTAGCAAAATCTGGCGTGTGGATTGCAAAAAAGCGGTATGCTCAATGGGTGATATTTAAAGAAGGAAAACCAACTGATAAACTGGATATAAAAGGTTTAGACGTAGTCAGATCATCTTTTCCAGTAGATTTTAAAGAAATAATGGAAGAGACACTTTGGTATATATTAAAACAAAGATCAAAATTAGATACTACTGATATGATAATGGAATTTAAGGATAAAATACAAGACTCTGATATTTTAAACGTGATGAACAATACAGGAGTAAAAGAGATTAGTAAATACACCAAAAAGAGGAAGCCGTTTGCTGGTTATTTAAAAGGAACGCCAATTCATGTTAAATCTTCTATCAATTATAATGATATGTTACATCATTTAGGTATCGAGAAAAAATTCGAAGCTATTAATGATGGAGATAAAATTAAATGGGCATATCTTAAGACAAATGCAATGGGTTTTGATACTATTGCATTAAGAGGATATGAAGACCCAAGACAATTAACAGAATTTGTTAAAAAATATATCGATAGAAATAAAATATTTAACAGTGCATTAAGAGGCAAAATAGATGATTTTTATCTAGCAATGAATTGGGATAATTTGCCAGAAAATAATAATGTAAATAAGTTCTTTTCATTTGGATAATACAAATAAATTTATTATAATATATAAAAAAAATGTACGGAAAAGATCAATGGATAGGTAGAGAAGTAGAAGGTCGTTATTCAGATATGATGACTTTCTTTGTTAGAGATATAGGCGACGGAATCGACGTCGACGATTTATCCCAATACCCACATTATTATTTTACAATTGAATATATGAAGAAATCTTTATTAGATAATGATAAGTATCTTCCGGCTATTCGAGAAATCTTGGATACTACAAATAATGTTGTAACGTTAGAAGCATCGAATGCAACTTTTGATGCATTGCCACCTGACTTATTTAACAGGTGTCATATTATATATAGAATCAACGATGGTGCTGTACAAAAATTAAAAGAAACAGATACATTGAGTATTGACGCCGGATGGTATAGAGTTCACCAAATAACTAAATGTAACATGATGGAAATTAATCCAGATAATTATAAGTTTGATTATGAGTAAAATTAGATGCCAATATTGCAATAAAAAAACAGATATGCCTGCAATGTATTATTCGATGACCCCTATTAATGAAAAAATAGAGAAACGGATAAATGAACTAGGAAGAGACAAATGGTTTGAAGATGTTGATTGGGATAACCCAACAGATGAATTAGATCAAATATCTTTATATGATCAGTTATTAAATACAATTGGTAAAGTAGTTGTATGTAAAAAATGTCTAGATAAAGACAGTAAGCTATGGCAAAAGTATTATCCACAACAATGTGAAGAAATATGAAATATTCAGTAGTAGTAACATTTAATATAGAAGGATTTCACAATTGGCCAGAAGCAAAGGAAATATTTCCAGAAGTAGGATTTTTGTCTGATAGACACAGACATCAATTTGGTTTTAGATGTTATGCAAAAGTAACACATTCAGATAGAGATGAAGAATTTATATTAATGCAAAGAAGACTAAAAAAGCAACTAAGAACAAATTTTGGTGGTAATATATTAGAATTTGGAAGAATGAGTTGTGAGGATATTGGAGAATGGATGTTAGAAAATAATGAAAATTTATATAAAGTAGAAGTCTGGGAAGATTGGGAAAACGGAGCAATAATAGAAAAATGAAAAAAGTATTTTATTTCGGATTAGAGCCTTTAAAGGCAAGATATACATATCAGTTATCTAAAGAATGGATGCCAGCAACGTTTGAGCCATATTCTGATAAAGTTGAGTTTATTGACGTAGAAGGAGAATTTGATCCTGATCAGCAAATAAAAGTTGGAGCAGTTTTAGATGCAGTAGGTAGAGGTAAATTTGCTATGAGTCAATGTAGTAATTTTCTTGATATGTTAAATAATGATCAAGTTAATAATGGAGATGTTATATTTCTTCAAGACTACTGGCATCCAGGAATTGAATCTATATTATATGCATTAGACCTATATGGTATAGAGGTAGAGATATATGCAATGCTTCACGCACAAAGTGTAGATGAATATGATTTTACATATCCAATGAGAAATTGGATGCGAGGGTTTGAATTAGGTTTAGATAAAAGAATGACAGGGATATTTGTAGGAAGTACAATTCATAAAGACCAATTAAGACAGGCAGGATTTGAAGCACCAATACATGTTGTTTCGCTACCATTACATTTAGAGTTGGCTCAAGCTAAATATCCAGGGTATGATAAATATAAACGAAAAAAGCAAAATATTGTTTATTCTAGTAGATTAGATAAAGAAAAGAATCCATTTTTTATGATGGAAGTAGCAGAAAAATATTTAAATGAATTTAATGGGGCAGAGTGGCACGTAACAACATCTGGCAAAGAATTTAAGTCAATGTTGCCTGGTGTAATAGATGCACTATATGAATTAGCAGATAGACAACCAAGATTTAAATTGTTAAATAATCTAACAAAACAAGAATATTATAAAGAATTAGCAGAAGCAAAAATACAATTTAATTGTGCATTGCAAGATTATGTATCATGGACAGTATTAGAATCAACTACATTTGGGTGTGATATTGTATTTCCAAATTTTAGGTCATTTCCGGAATTTATACCACCAAATAGATTATATACTGCATTCAATGTTAATTCGGCAGTAATTAGATTACATGAAGTAATGCAACAAAGCCAACCAAATTATAATATTGCACATCTAGCAGATTTGGGCAGACAAATGGAGGGATATATAGTAGCAAATGGAATTGAACAAGAAATTAATGTTTGGCACGAAGCTGAATATTGTAAACATTTATTAAATAAAAAAGAGGAACAAAATGAAAATTGACAAGAAAGGTATTGAAGAAATACGAAATACAATTGAAACACCATTTTCTGCATTAGCAGAACAATTGAGTGACAAAGGAGTATTAGATCATCAACTAGCAGAAATTGTAACATTTGTGTTAGGAAACTTGCAAAAGTTAGGTGATAAACCATGGGAGATAGTAGATTAATATGGATAAGAATTTTATATATTATCCATCACTATCTGCCGGTAGTATGGTATCTGCATTCAAAAAGAATACAAAATTTGAAGATGGAACTACGTGTAGATTCTTTTCAAAAGAGTATCCTGAACAATGGAGACATCCATATTTTTTAATCACAGCAGGACACCATTTCAAAAAAATGGATTTCCGAGATCAGTTAGGACTAGACGATGGTGTATTAGTATTTGGCGATTCGGGAGGATTCCAAATAGCAACCGGTGCATTAAAATGGGATAAGACAATACGACAAAGGATATTCGAATGGCTAGAACACAATTCAGATGTTGCTGCAAATTTAGATATACCACCAAGGGCAAAGTATGAAAATCGATTTGCAGAGTCAATGGATATCAGCTTTGACAATTTCAAATATTTTGAATCAAAACAATCAGGTAAGACAAAATTTTTAAATGTTATACAAGGTACATATAATGAAGAATATTCGGATTGGTATCATAAATTTAAAGATTTTGATTTTAATGGCTGGTGTATAGGTGGTCCTAAGAAATTAGTAGATTTCATGTATGTAATTGCATTAATGTTACATAATAGAGAATTCGAAAAAGAACATGTACAATATATACATTTGTTAGGAATATCAAAAATATCTGATTTCTTTATATTAGCAACATTACAAAAATTGATGAATGAACTAACTGACGATAGAATATTATTTTCCACAGATTCATCATCTCCAGGACAATATCCAGTATTTGGTACATATTTACATTCGAGTAATTATAAAACACAAACATTTACAGAATTATATTTTCCAAAAAATAATGAATATAGGAGAAAATCTCATGCAAAAAGGACGAATAAAAATGTGGCTATTGATACTACTAAACACGTCCCTTGTTCTTTAGGTTGTCCAGCTTGCCAAGATTTTACTTATGATTATCTCGGAGGAAAAACTACGACAGGATTAGATAGGTACAGCCAAGAAGGAATGCCAAGAATGGTTATTCATAATACACATCTTTACGCTGAAATGGCAAAAGATGTTAGTAAATTAGTAAATAATCACGTAGAGCTTTTAGAAACAGCAATACCAAAGGATTTATTTGATGTTATTTCATCATTACACGAAATGTTCGCAGATCCAGATAAAGCACTACGAGTTTATGCAACATATAAAAAGACATATAAGAAATTCGGTGGTGACAGCATATCAACTACCGATGCAATCAAATTTAACGAATTTTTTAAATTTTAAAAAGACAAAAACATGGAAAAAAGTAAATTACAATCATTTATCAACAGATATTACCTAGCAGGGAATTGCGAGGCAGTAACTGTAAAATCAAATGGACAATCAGTTAATTGCGAATTAATTGACGCAGATCAAACAGTAGTAGGAAAAATCAAATGGAAAACAAATCCATTTATGGAAGGAGAATTAGGAATTAATCATACAGGAGCATTAACAAGAATGTTATCAGCTGTAGGGGAAGATATTGACATTGAAGTTCAAGAAACTGCAGGAAAGAATTATGCAATGAAAATTCAAGAAGGAAGTACTACAATGACATTTATGTTAGCAGATACAACCGTTATTCCAGCAGTACCAAGTATTAATGCAGAACCTGAATATATAGTTACTATCGATATCGATGATGATTTTATAGATAAGTTTATTAAAGCTAAAAATGCATTACCTGATGCAAAGAATTTTGCAGTACAAGTACAAAATGGCAAAATTAAATTTATTATTAATTATACAACTATTAATGCAGACAACGTAACATTTGATTTAGATGGCGGGTCAGAACCAATGGAACCAATATGTTTCTCAGCAGACAAATTAAAAGAGGTATTAACTGCAAATAAAGGAGATGTTGGTGAAATGCACATTTCTCCAGATGGATTAGCAAGAATAGATTTTACTGGAGCTGATTTTGATTCAAATTATTGGTTAGTTCAATTACAAAATTAATATGTACGGAATAACAGAAAATACATTGTGGGTCGAATCATTTAGACCCGGAACATTGGAAGGATATATTGGAAATGAACATGTTATACAAAAAGTAAAAATATTCATTGAAAATGGAGATATCCCACATTTATTATTCTATGGCACTGCCGGCACAGGTAAAACTACATTAGCAAAAATAATTGCTAATTCAGTAGATGCAGATTTAATGTATATTAATGCATCTGACGAAAATTCAGTAGATGCGGTTAGAGATAAAATTAAAAGATACGCCAGTACTGTAGGATTTAAAAGGTGGAAGATAGTAATATTAGATGAAGCAGATTATTTAACGCCAAATGCTCAAGCAGCATTACGTAATTTAATGGAAACATATAGTAGGACAACTAGGTTTATATTAACATGTAATTATGTAGAAAAAATTATAGACCCAATACAAAGTAGGTGCCAAACATTTGGAATAACACCACCTGATAAATCTGTAGTAGCTCAGAGGTTAGTAGAAGTGTTAACTGAAAAAGAAATTGAATATGATGTTAATGATATTGTAGCAATTATTAATTCTAGTTATCCAGATATAAGGAGAGCAATTAATAGTGCACAAAGCCATGTAGTAAAAGGAAAATTAGTTTTAGACAAACAAAGTGTTGTACAATCTAATTATATGACAGAAGTATTAGAGATATTAAAGAAAACAAAAGCTAAGAAAGAAGCTTTTAGAAATATAAGACAAATTATTGCAGACAGTAAAGTAAAAGACTTTACACCATTATATACATTTTTATATGACAATTTAGATGAATTTGGAACAGGCAAAATAGCATCAGTAATATTAATTATTGCAGAATCACAATATACAGATTCACACGTTGTAGATAAAGAAATAAATATAATGGCAATGTTTGTAAAATTATTAAACGAATTATAAAAGGAAGAATATGAATAATTTAAAACAAAACGTCAACCCATCAGACTTAAAACCAATAGTATGTGAAGAATGTAATGGAATTTATTTCAGACAAGTAATGGCTATTAATAAAGTATCTAAATTTTTAACCGGACAAGATAAAGATACAGTAGTTCCAGTTCCTACATTTAGGTGCGATGATTGCGGTGCGATACCAGAAGAATTTCAGCCAGTAATACCAAATGCAAAATAATGGGATCACCGTATATAAAAGCACCAGTTGTATTGGTATTTAAAACATCTAACAGATCAAACGCAAAAACTAAAATAAAGGTTTTTAAAAACAAAAACGTTGATGTTGTTAATGAAAATAAGATGCCAGGCGTACCAGAAAAAGCAATAATATTGGAATTAGGAGTAGGATCTAAGTTTGAAGAAGTATGGAGAAAGAAATATAAATTATAATGGCAAAGAAACAAGGCGCAACTATATTTGATTTTATTAATGGCATAACACACCAAAAGAAAGAATGGCATTCTTATACAGAAACAGACCAAAAACGATTTGCACCGTACATAGTTAATCGTTGGCTTTCTATGAGAATGGAATTAATTGATTTAATCAATGAGTTACAAAAGTATACAATAGGAGTATTATCTCCTAGAGAAACTTATCGTTTATATCATGGTTTTTTACCAACAAATAAAACCTTCGCTAAGTACGTAAAAGGAAAGAAGGAAGATAAGTTCGACAAACAATTAATTTCACAAGTTGCAGAACATTACAAGATAAGTAAAAGTGAAGCAACTGATTATGTAGAATTAATGGATAAAAATAGTTGTGCTGATTTGCTTACATTATATGGACACACAAATTCGGACAAGAAGAAAATGTTAAAAGGGAAGAAATAATATTTGGATTACATAAACTAATTTCTTATATTATAATAAATAGATAAAACAACGTCCCAATCCGGGACTATAACCTTAATAAGATGATAGAAGTAGTAATATTTAGTTGGGTATTTGCCTTTGCAATAGTTGTTTATGCTTATATTAAACATAGATTAAACCAAAACAAAGATGAGTAAAACAGGAAATTATATTAATCCAATATACAAGTTATCACTAAATGATGTAAGTAAAGTTCCAGCAAAAATATCATATTCACAATGGGCAATGTATTCAAAATGTCCTAGGCAATGGAAGTTGTCTTACATAGATAAGCTTTCTACATTTACACATAGCGTAGCAACATGTTTTGGGACAGCATTCCACGAAACATTACAAAATTATTTAACGGTTATGTATACTGACTCTGTTAAATCTGCAAATAATATTAATATACGAGATGAATTAACAAACAATCTTAAACAAGTATATATTAATGCAGTAAAAGAAAATAAAGGAGAACATTTTTCTAACCCACTTGAATTAACAGAACACTTAGAAGATGGAATTGCTATATTGGATTGGTTTATTAAAAGAAGAGCACAATACTTTTCTACTAAAGGATATGAACTAGTAGGAATAGAAGTAGAATTATGTGTTCCTGCATCACAAAAAAATACTAATGTATTTTGGTATGGATTTATAGATGTAGTAATAAGAGATACTGATTTAAATAAAATTAAGATATATGATATTAAAACTAGTCGTATGGGCTGGAATAAATGGCAAAAGTCAGATAAACTTAAATTGTCACAACTAGTAGCATATAAAAAATATTTTTCAGATCAATTTGGTACTCCTATAGATAATATAGATATTGAATTTTTTATTGTTAAAAGAAAATTAATTGAAGAGTCAATGTTTCCACAAAGGAGGATACAAATAGTTAATCCAGCATCTGGAACAGTTACTAGGAAAAAAGTACAGAAAAGTATTGATGATTTTATTGGACAATGTTTTGATTCAGAAGGAAACAAAAAAATAAATGGAAAATATTTATCCTTAGCCGGCAAGGGCGCTAAACATTGTAAGTGGTGTCCCTTCAAGTCAGATTACGAAAATTGTCCCAAAGAAGATAGGATTCGTGAATAAAATTTATTATAATAAATAAAAAGGAAATACCATGGATGGATTATTATTAGATGCGTTATATGCTAAATATCAAGCAGATAAAGCAGATGCAGTAGCAAGATTAAATATATATCTAAGTAGCTCAGTTGGGATTGGAGAACACCCACAACATATAGATGAAATGGATTCTATTATCAATCAATATGCAACCGCAGAAGATAAAAGGCAAGCATTAAATTATATGATCGCTAATATAAAAAATCATGATAATATCATTTGCGGGTTAGATCTCAAGAAAGATTTACTAAAAGGGTAATGCGAGTAGCTGTTATTGGAAATAAAGAATGGCAGAATAAACGAAAGGTCCAAGACGTTTTACAGAATTTAAAAAAACAATTTGGAGCTGATGTTACTATTGTAGGAGCAGGTGGAAGTGAGGGAGCAAATTATATGGTTAGAAAATTTGCATTAGAATTTGGAATACCATATTCAGAATACAACCCATCTTATTCTGGAAGGAATTTGTATTCAGCAATGCCTGAATCATATTATGGAAAGAAATATCATTTTAGCCAATTATTACATCGAATGAGAATGTTAGCAGAAAATTGTGATTATATGATTATTTTAAACAATGAAAATAAAATGAATCCACAATTAAAAACAGCATATAGTAAAATAAATAAGTTAAATAAGCCAGTAGTTTTACTAGGCTAATATTTATATAAAAGTTATAATTTATAAGGATGTTACATTAATGGAGTTACAAAAAACAAAAAAGCGAAAAATTTTATTATTAGCAGACGATTTTAGATTGCCATCTGGGATTGGAACTATTAGTAAAGAAATCATTTTAAATAGTGTTAAGCACTTCGATTGGGTTCAAATAGGAGCCGCAGTCAAACACCCAGACACGGGAAAAATGTTTGATGTATCACAAGACGTACGAAAAGATACAGGTATTGAAGATGCAGATGTAAAAATAGTTCCATGCGATGGGTATGGAAATAGAAATTTATTATTTGCTTTATTGAACGCAGAAAAGCCAGATGCAATATTACATTTTACAGATCCTAGATATTGGGGTTGGTTATATGAATTAGAGCACGAAATCAAAACCACATTTAACATTCCACTCATGTATTATTCCATATGGGACGACTTACCTTATCCGATGTGGAATGCGCCATTCTACGGTAGTTGTGACCTAGTAATGGGAATTTCGAAGCAATCTGATATCATACACAGAGAAGTGCTTAAACAGAACGGATATGGGGTGTATAATTATGATGCAGATGAAATTGGAGATGATAAATTAGAATGGGATGAAGTAATTACTGGGTTTGTTCCACACGGATTGAACCATAACATATATAAACCATTACCAGAAAACGATGAAAGATATAAAAAATATTTTGCTGATATTAAAGAAAGAAATGGAATTGAATTTTTAGTATTTTGGAATAATAGAAATATAAGAAGAAAACAACCAGGAGATCTAATTTTAGCATTTAATGAATTTAGAAAAAAATTGCCTGATGATAAAAAAGACAAAGTAGGTCTATTAATGCATACTCAAGCAGTTGATAATAACGGAACGGATTTAAGGGCAGTACATAAAAATATAGCTCCAGATTGTAAAATTTTATTTTCAGAAGCAAGAATTGGTTCTCCGGATTTAAATGCAATGTATAATATATCCGATGTAGTAGTTAATATTGCATCTAACGAAGGATGGGGCTTAAGTAGCACAGAGGCATTATTATCAGGAACACCTATTATTAATAATGTTACGGGTGGATTACAAGACCAATGTGGATTTTTAGATGAGAATAATGAATGGATTCAATTTGATGGAAAATTTTCTACCAATCATAATGGAAGATATAAATTAAATCATGGCAAATGGGCTATACCAGTATTTCCATCAAATAGGTCATTACAAGGGTCTCCACAAACTCCATATATATTTGATGACAGATGTAAATTCGAAGACGTTGCTGATGCTATGTATGGCTGGTGGGCAACACCAAAAGATGAACGAATGGAATGTGGTTGGGCAGGAAGAGACTTTTGTTTAAATAACGGATTAACCTCAGAACAAATGGCTAATAAAATGGTTGATATGATTAATTTTGTATTAGACCAACCTAGAGAACAAAGACCAAGATTTACATTAAATAAAGTAGAAAATAGAGAATATAAAAATATGGGTATATTAGTATGAGAACATGTATAATATCTAGTCCAATAGCAACACAATCAGGGTATGGACACCACGCACGAGAGTTTGTAGATAATATAATAGAACAAAAAAGTAATGAATGGGACATTAAATTATTATCAATGCCATGGGGCAATACGCCATTTACATATCCAATTCCTGTAGATTGGCAACAAAGGTTAATTCCGTTACCACTACAAGCCCAGCCTGATATTTGGGTTCAAATAACAGTACCTAATGAGTTCCAACCAGTAGGAAAATATAGTATCGGAGTAACTGCTGGAACTGAAGGAGATATTTGTCCTAAAGAATGGATAGAAAAAATTAATCAAATGCAGACAACAATAGTGCCTTCTCAATTTACTAAAAAGGTATTCGAAGATACAGCAACAAAGCATGGATTGACCATAACAACTAATTTACAAGTAGTTTCGGAATATTTCAATGAAGATGTATATGATAAAAATAATACAAGATCTAATATTGAAGTGTTAGATGATATACACGAATCATTTTGTTTTTTAATAGCTGGGCATTGGTTACAAGGACATATGGGCGAAGATAGAAAAAATATAAGTGGAACAATTCATACATTTTTAGAAACATTTAAAAACAAACATGGATCAGCACCAGCATTATTATTAAAAACTAGTGGCGCAACATATTCAGTTACTGATAAATGGAATATAGAAAATAAAATTAATGAGATAAGAAATACATTTCCAAAATCAACCAAACTACCAAATATATATTTACTACATGGCGATTTGACTGATGATGAGATGAATGCAATGTATAATCATAAAAGAGTTAAAGCAATGATATCATTCACAAAAGCAGAAGGATTTGGAAGACCATTATTAGAATTCTCAACTACAGGTAAACCTATCATAGCACCACATTATTCAGGTCAAGCAGATTTCCTTAATAAGGAATATATAGTAGCATTGGCAGGAGGATTAACACAAATACACCCATCAGCTCAAAATCCATTTTTAATTGGAGAAGCTAAATGGTTTACACCTGATTATGCGTATGCAAAAAAAGCAATAAAAGACGTTTTTAAACATTATAGTAAATTTATAGACAGATCTAGAAAACAAAGAAAATATGCAAAAGACAATTTTAGCAAAACAGCTGTAAGATCGCAATATGTAAAATTATTAGAAATGATAGATAAAGGGGTAGAACAAATTCCGGTAGCACAACAATTACAGTTACCTAAATTACAGTTACCTAAATTAAATAAACAAGAGAATGGTAAAACAGAATTGCCAAAACTTAAATTACCAAATTTGAAGAAAGCATGAAAATAGGTTATTTTGTAACGGCTTGTAATGAACTAGAAGAGCTAACAAGATTACTGGTTATGTTAAAAACTAATATAACTACAGGTGATGTTGTGGGTATATTGTTAGACGAATCAAATTATACACCAGAAGTAGAAGAGTTATGTAAAAAGTTCGAATTGCCTGATAATTCTTTTAGAATTGGATATGCTCCATTAAACGGAGATTTTGCAACATTTAAAAATGTCGGATATGAATTATTAGATGATTGTGATTGGATATTCCAAATTGATGCTGATGAAATACCATCTTCAATATTAATGAAAAACTTAAGAGAGATAATAGCAATGAATCCAGATATTGAATTAATGTATATACCACGTATTAATACAGTAGAAGGAATAACACAAACACATATAGACAAATGGGGTTGGCAAGTAAATGACCAAGGTTGGGTAAATTGGCCAGATTATCAAGGCAGAATATATAAAAGAGATGAAAATATTAAATGGGAAGGTAAAGTGCACGAACGAATTGTTGGAATCAAACAATTATCACAGATACCGCCAGATGAACAATTAGCATTACACCACCCAAAGACAATAGAAAAACAAGAAAAACAAAACGAATTATATAGTAAATTATGAAGATTAGTTTTATAGCCGAAAGTGATTTTGCGAACGTTCTTACAGAATATTCGCAATGTTTAAATAAACATAGTGGAGATATTCAATCCAAATCTATATGCTACAGACCCCATCGTTTCAAATATAATGTACAACATGATTATGATTTAGGAAACCACAACGAAGAACAAATATTAGAAGCAAAGAAATGGGTTGAAGATAGCGACATTATCATTTTTGGAGAAGAGGGACACCCCCTAGAACCTACATACAGAACCCTAAGAGAATTTAGTAATTTATTAGGGATAGATTTAATTAATTCTGATAAAAAACTTTGTATATGGCATCCTGGTAGCCACTATAGACAAAACGTTCAATTTTACAACCACCACCCCTTAAGGGATAGAATCCATAAACACTTATATGCCATAGATTTATACAGACTATCTCCAAAAAACCCCAATGACCATCCTATAATGCCCTACCATTACATAGATTTTGATATCAATCAATATGCATCCAATTTTAAGAATAAACTAATCACCTCCCCCCGAACTATA